TTGGCGCGGCGCGCCGCCCTGCGTGCGAGCCGTGCCGCTGATTTGGCGATTTCCGCGCCGAGGTCCGAACTGATGGTCTCCAGCGCGCCTTGCCGGTTTGCATCCCAGGCGGGCCGCAGGAACGGCTGCGGGCGCTGGTGCGCGTTCCCGAATTCGTTCTGCACGCCGGCAGGGTCATTCACGCCGACGTGCACCTCGACCTCAGACTTGCCGAGGCGGCGGGCCATGGCCGCTTGGCGACGGTTGAGCCGAGTCCCGGTGCTCACGTCGCGGCGCAGCCGACCGGTCAGTTCCGGCGCCGCCGCCGCAGCGTCAGCCTCGATTGGCTGTGCCGCCTTGATGAGCACGCGGCGCAGCACGTTCTTGCCTGTGGCCTTGGGCAGCTCGGCCAAGGCAGCTTCCAGCTCCCGCAGGCCTTCGATCTTAACCTTCATGGGCCTTGCCTGCCGGGGGCTGTTCGCGCACCGTCTCCGCTGGCGCAGCGGCGGGCATTTTCGGGCGACGAGGCGCCGGGCGCCGCGGACGAGCGTTTACCTCGGCCACGAGGCCGGCGGCGATCAGCGGTCCGGCATTAAGGTCGGGGATTTCGTATGCGTCCCCCACCGCCTTCGAGAACGTGGCACCATAGCCGTTGGCGTGTGGAATCAGTGTCTTGACCTTCATGGGCTTAACCCTTCCTCTTCAGAACCGATCGCGACAATTTCGACCCCTTTCCTACGGCCCACTTCGGTCACCCCGATGATCTGATACTCGCGGCCATCGCAGACGAGGCGGTCGCTGGGCGAGATGCTGGCCGTGCGTTGATTCCAGCCCAAGCGCCACACGCGTTCGACCTGGGCTGCGGTTTGCGCGGCCTTCCAGCTCTCGCGCGGGGCTTGTGAAAGCTGCTCGGCCCAGAAGGTGCCAAGATCGGTCCACACCTCGATCGGCTCATTGAGCGCGTTGCGCGCGGGCGTGGTGGCCCGGCGCACGGTAACGCGGCGGTCCATCTTGCCCAGCCGCATCGCTCACCTCAGGTGCCGCAGGCGCGCAGCTGCGCGATCAGCTGGCGCAGGCCCCAAGGCACCTCGGTGGCGATCGTGCCGATCACCACCGCCTCGCGGTTCTGGTGCCAGTGCGCGATCAGCAGCAGCGCCGCGGTGCGCACCGGCTCGGGCACATCCGAGGGGCTCGGGCCGTAGCCTGCAGTCCAGGTGAGCGTCACGGCATCGGGCCGCACCGCGGTGGCCGGCCAGCGTGCGCCATCGGCCAGCGCGATCCCCGGGCCGAGCGCGGTGCGCACCAGGTGGAAGTCCGCAAAGCTCTGCTCTGCCCCGGCCGGATCGCGGTAGAGCACCTGTGGCGGCGCGCGCACCGGGCCAAGCGGCAACGCCAATCGCGGCTCATCGGGAAAGGCAGACAGGCGCTGGCGCCACTGCTGGTCGATCAGCGCGCGGCCGAGCAGCCCCGCCCAGCCATCGAGCGCCGCCGTGGCCGCGCCGATCAGGTGGCCGAGCAGGCTGTCCTCCTCGTGCTCCTCCGGCTCGATCCGCAGGAACAGCTTGACCTCATCGAGGCTGAGCAGCGGCGTGGCCGGGGCGCTCACCCGTTCGGGCGCCTGGGCGTGCACGGTGGGCCGCGCCTCAGTCGCTCACGCGGGCGCTCGCGGCCTGGCTCGCATCAGCCGCGGCCGGACGACGGCGCGGGACGAGCAGCGCCACCACCGGGCCAAAGGTGATGTTGGCGCTGGCCGAGGTCCGCACCGCCTGGACAAAGCGCTTGGCCGGCCGTGCGACCTCGACCACGAGGAGCTTGTCCGCAAGGTCGTTGGCCGCGGGCGAGGTGGCGCTCGCCACCGCACCGCTGACCGCGACCATGCCGGCGTCGGCCTCGGCCTCGTTGGCTTCGACCGTGAGGGTCGCCACCCCGCCCGCCGCGCTGGCGCTGACCGCGGCGATGAAGGTGACGCTGTCGTAGCCGGCCATGTCGATGATGGCCGAGTTGTTGTCGATCGCCGAACCCGCTGCGAGGGCCGCGCCGACGTGGCGGATTTCGATGCTTTCGATGAGGGTGTGCATGGGTCTCTCCTTGGAACGGGTGGTCACCGGCAGGCGCGCCGACCGCAGCCTGCGCCCCTGCCGGGTTCAGGGCAGGCCTCAGGCCGCGAACTGCATCGCCTTGATCGCCTCGAAATTGACCACCGCCCCGCCGACGCGGCGGGTGGTGTAGAACTTCACGAAAGGCTTGGCGGTGAAGGGATCGCGCAGCGTGCGCGTGCCCTGGCGGTCGACGATCTGGTAAGCCTCGCGGAAATTCCCGAAGAACAGCGAGAGCGAGCCGTTGGCCAGCGCCTCGAGGTCTTCGGCGCGCACGATCGGGTAGCCCAGCAGCTGCTCGGGCTGGCCCATGGCAAGGCTCGGCTGCCACAGATACTGGCCGGTCGAGTCCTTGAACTTGCGGATCGCGGTGATCACCTGCCGACGGGTCACGAACACCGCGCCGGGCAGATAGGCCGCCTTGAGCAGGCCGACGAGATCAAACAGCCGGTCAGAGCCCGCGCTGCCGAAGCCCCCGGCTGCACCCGACTTTACCGCGCCGATCGTGCCCCAGGCCACGCCCGACCCATCATCGAGCGCCACCGGGTAGCTGGCAAAGCCGCGCGGCTTGCGCACCCCATCGCCGCGCACGAAGGCGGCATTCTCGAGCCGCCCGAAACGCGCACCGACCTTCTCGCCCAGCCAGGCCTCGACATCGACCGAGGCATCGTCGAGCAGCTTCTGCGTGGCGCGCGGCTCGGCATACATCTCGTGCACCGGGATTTCCCACTCGCCGAGCTTCGGGGTCGCGGTTTCGGCGCGCGCCTCGGTCTCGCCAACCCAGCCTGCACCCGCCTCCTCGAGGTCTTCGAGGCCCTCGAGCTTGTCGGTCGAGATCGTCTGGACGCTGGCAAGCTGGCGGATTTCGCTGGTCTCGTGGATCTTGCGCACCATCCGCCCCGAGGTGTCGGGCGTGACGAGGAAGCCGCCGTCGGCATCGGCGCCCACCGACATGGCCTTCAGTTCCTCGCCGTCGAGCGCGTCCTTGCCGTAACGCAGCTCCTTGGCCCGCGCCTTGCGGTAGAGCGCCAAGCCCTTGTGGTCGAGCGGGCTGAAGTCGCGGCGGCGATCCGCGGCGAGCGCGGCGAGCGCGAGGTTGAACTCCTTGAGCTCGAGCTCGGCCTTGGCTGCCTCACCGTCGCCCTTGATGCCGTGGCGTTGCAGCCGCAGTTCGAGCGCCTCGCGCTCCTTGCGTTCGGCGGCGATCTGCGCCTCGAGCACACTTTTCGCCTCGGTCGCGCGGTGGAGTTGCTCGTCGATCTTGCTCAGGCGCTCGATCAGCACCGGGTCGGCCGCGCCGCGCTTCTTGATCTCGGCGAGCTCCTCGGTGTGCGAGGCCTTGAACGCCTCGACCGCCTCGGCGATCTGACGAATGGCCTCGGAAGGATCGGCCGGAAGGCTTGCGTCCTTCTGCTCGATGAGGGTGGAGGTCTTCATGTGGAGGGTGGAGGTCTTCATGTGTCGTCCTTTCAGCAGGTTGGGCTGCGGCCCAGGGCGCGCAGCAGGTCAGCGGCGGCGTCGCTCAGCCGCCTGAGCTGATCATCACCCTCCCGGTGATCGATCGCGGAAAAGCCCTTGGCGAGGATCGCCTTGGCCTCACGGGCGGAAAACCCTGCATCCCGCAGGGCGCTCTCCGCATCCCGGATGGTCAGCCCGCCGGCAGACTTGATCGCGCCGATGCGGGCCTTGGGATTGGCGGGAAAGGTCACGAGGCTGATTTCGACCAGCTCGATCTCGTGGAGCGTCCGCCGCGGCTCGTCCGGCTTGGTGCCGACGGTGAAGCGTTTGGCGATGTAGCCGATCGACAGCCCGCTCAGCGCCGGGCGCGGCTGCATCTTGAGCAGGCTGAGCGCCTCGTTGCCGCGCGGCGTGTCTGCCAGCACGCCGGTCACCAGGAGGCCCTCGTCGTCCTCCTCCATCTCGGTGTAGATGCCGATCGGGGTCAGGTCGTCGGCCGACATCCCCCAGCCGCCGTGCTGGAGCAGCATCGCTGGCCAATGACCGCTGCGCTTGGCCTCGCGGATCGTGCGGCGAAAGGCGCCTTTCTCGATGACGTCGCCATAGGAATCGCGGTTGCCGAACACCGCTGCATACCCGGTGAAGGTGCGCCCCTCCTGGCCTGCCTCGCCCGCAAACTTCACCTCGCGCAGCGGAAACTCGCTGCGCTGGATCGCCGCAGGCGGCACCTTATCAGTTGTTGCCATCTTGCTCCTCGTCAGCTTGGGCAGCCGGTGCCCGGTTCATCGCCCCGCGGCTGAGCTCGTCCGCGCTGCCGCCGCGCGGATCGAGCTCCTCGAGGCTGCGCACCTCGTCCTGGGTCATCCATGCCGGCGTGCCGCCGGCGCCGAGGGCCTTGGCGTAAAATTCCGCCCGGTCCTTGGCCGCGCCGCGCATCAGGGCGTTGGGGCTGAACTTCGTGTAAAGCCCGCCGGCACGCTCGGCCGGGGTGAGCAGGTTGACGTCGGCCGACTGCTCGATGCGCTCATACCAGGGCATCAGTGTGTGCACGACGTGGGCGAGGAACATCTGCTCAGCGCTGGCATAGGTCGCGGTCTTGTCCGACTGGCCGACCATGATCGGCATCACCCGCGTGGCCCGGCACACCTCCTCGACCTGGTAGCGGCGCGTGGCGAGATGCTCGGCATCGACCCCGCTCATCTGCGTGCGCTCGAACTTGGCGCCATTGTCGAGCAGCAGCGGCTCACCCTCGCGCTTTCCGCCAGGCTTGAACTGCTGCATCCAGGCGGCCAGCTGCTCGAATTTCTCGGGGGTGAGCTGGTTCTGGACGGTGTAGATGCCTGAGATGCGCGCCCCGTTGCGGTGCAGTTCGGCATGGGCCCGCTCGGTGGCCAGCGACAGGCCGATCGCCTCCCGGGCGAGCCGCGTAATGTCGAGCCCGAGCCATCCGGACCAGCTCGGACCGCGCAAATGCCACACCGCTTCAGCCGGATATTCCCGCTCGCTGCCGCCATGCGGACGGTGGAAGTAGCGCAGCCGCCGATCCTCATCCTGCTCGACTCGCATGGTCCCAGGCTCGAAGGGCTCGAGCGCGGCCAGCCGCTGCGCGCTCCCGACGCGCAGGAGGTGCACGAAGGCATTGCCGCCGAGCACCAGGTGGAACATCAGCTGCTCGCGAAACTCGAAGCTCGTCTGCCAGCTGTTGGGCTGGCGGTAGAGCAGCGCAAACACCGGGTGATCGCGCTGCTCGCTGCGCCCCGGTCCCCCGCAATAGAGCTTCCAGGGCACCTGGGCGACGCCCTCGGCCAGCACCCGTGTGCAGGCGAGCAGGGTCATCACCTGCAGCGCGCGCTCCCAGGTCACGTGCTCGCCCGAGCGTGACAGGCTGCCGCGGGTGAGCGCGCGCAGCAAGTCGGCGCTGGTCATCTTGGCGTCGCGCGCCGCGCGCCGGCCAAGCAGCGTGGCAACAAGACCCTGCATCAGGTCCGTCTCGCTGCCAGCACGCTGACGGTCAGCAGCAACAGGCCTGCGACAATCAGCGCCGCGGGGCGCGAGATCATGTCGATCCCGGCGATCAGCAGCGCCGCGCCGATCAGCCCGATTGCATCAGTGGCCAAGGCAAGGGCGGTCTGCCCAGCCTGCATCCGTGTCATTGCAAAACCTCCCAGAACGACTGGGGCTGCTGCGGCCGCACAAGAGCCGCTCCCATCGCCATGATCAGCGCCACCGCGCTGTCGATCTTGGCTTCATCGCGCGGCTTGGTCGGATAGACATTGTCCTTGCGGTCAGCCCGGGCGACCACGTTGTTGATCTGCCACTCCATCACCGGGCAGCCGCCATGAACGATCCGCCCAGCGCGGATCGCCGCGTCGAGCTCCTTCATCGGCTCGCTCATGTTGAGCACGATCTGGCGGTATTCGAGCATTGGCATGCCCGCCTTCATCGCGGTCGTGGCGAAGTAGTTTGCCTGATGCGGATCGTAAGGCACCTGCTCGACCTGCAGCACCTGGCTGATCTCGTGCAGCTTGGCGAGGATCTCGTCGTAATCGATGATCGGCCCGGGATTGACGCTGAGCAGGTCGAGCTTGTCCCAGCCGGCATAAGCTGGCACCTCGCTCACCGTGTCTGCCGGCACGAAATACCAACCCGTGCGGATAAACGGATCATCAGGTGTCGCCTGTCCCCCGGCAGGCAGGATCAAGAGCTCGAGCGCGGCGAGGTCGATCTTGCTGGCCAGATCGATGCCCACCATCGCGCGGCGCCCGCGCAGATGCTCCAAGCCCAGAACCTCATCGCCGCGCTGCGGGATCCACTCTCGGCGACAACGGCGCCAGGCCTCGATGTCGAAATAGGCCGCGCGCGCAGCCACCCAGCAGTTGAGGTGCTTGGTCTTGAAGGCGCCGGCCTTGCGCGGGGTCCTTATGGCATCGCGCTGCCGTGCCCTGAGATAGTCCTCGAGCACCGACACACCCATGTTGGGGTTCGCCTTGCGCAGCGCCAGCTCGGACTTCCAGTCGTCCTCCTCGTCGATCCCGAATTCGACAAAGAAGGTCTCGTGATCGAGCGGTAAGACACCGCCTTCGCAACCGATCCCCTGCAGCTTCTCGCGCTCCTCGAGGATCGAGGCATAGCAGGGGCCGGCGAGGTTATCCCCGGCAGTGGTGATGATGATCTGCATCGGCTGCTCGCGTGCCCCCATGCCGGTCATCATCGTTTCCACCTGGGAGTCGTCTGCGTGCTCGTGATACTCGTCATGGATCGAGCAGCTCGGGCTCTGCCCGTCACCGGGATCTCCCGTGATCGTCTCGAACCGCGACCCGTCCTCGTGGCGGACCAGATTTCTGGCATTGACCTCGATGCCCAGCGCCGAGGTCAGCGCCTTCGAGCGCAGCGCCATCAGGCGCGCTGGCCGGAACACTTCCCAGGCCTGGTATTCGGTGGTCGCGCCCGAGTAGACTTCCGCGCCGATCTCTCCGTCCATGCAGAACATGTAGAGCCCGATCCCGGCGGCCAGCATCGACTTGCCGTTTTTGCGCGGCACGACGATGTAGAGCTGGCGATAGCGCCGCTTGCCGTCCGCCTTGCGCAGCCAGCCGAAGGCATTGGCGAGGATCCACACCTGCCATGGCTCGAGCCTGATGGTCTCGCGTGACCTTGCCCACTTCCCCTTGACGTGGGGGAGGCATTCGATGAAGCCGCAGACCCGCGCCGTCTTGCGCGGATCGAAGCGGTAGGGAAAGGCCTTTGCCCGCTGCGCTTTGAGCTCGTCGACAAAGCGCGCGCACTGCAGCCTGATCCATTTGCAGGCTGGCTGCACGCCCGAGATGACATCGCGCGCATAGGTCTGCGCAATCGCCGCATAATCCCGGGTTTGCACAGCGCTCCTCTAGAGATCGAGGAGCGCCTTGAACGGATTCTCCTCGCCCTTGCCGTTCTCGCCGAGCCGCAGGGCCGTGGCCGGCGTAATCATCAGTTCGGCCAGCAGGGAGTGGGCGTGGCGCATGGCATCGCTCAGCATCTGCACCTCCGGCCGTTTGCGGATCATCGTTCCGTGCGCGGTGTTGGACTCGTAGGTGTCGCCCTCCACTTCAAGCACCGCCTGCCAGCGCTGGATTTGCTCGAGCCGCTGGGCCAGCAGGGCGACGATCTCGACATAATGGGGCGAGGCCCGGCCCTGCTCCTCGAGCACCTCAACGATCGAGGCGAACAGCAGCTGCTGATGCTGGGACAGGTGCACAGGCGGGCGCATCACCCCAGGCACCGCGGGTGGCGGCGCAGCGCGATCGCGGTCAGCGCGCGCGGTGCCGCGCAGTTCCTTCACCGCTGGCGCGATCCGCTTGCGACCCGCACCGGGTCTAGCTCCACCACGGGCCATGATTTTGCCCTTTGAATTCGCCCGCAAAAAAATTTGAGCGACGCGCCGGTGTCCCAGAATTTGCGCCGAGAGATTAAGCCACCCCCCTTATCGCGGTGGCTGTTCGTTACGCTCTGCTTTCGACTTTGCGCGATGATGTGGTCTGCACAGGGCTTGCAGATTGGAGCGCTCGTTGCCTCCGCCCTGCGACAGCGGCACGATGTGATCGACCTCATCTGCCCGCACCCGCAGCCCCTCGGCCAGGCACAATCGGCAAAATGGCTCCTCGGCCAGCACTGCTGCCCGCAGGCGCTGCCCCGCCCGACCGCGCAGGCGGCGATCGCAGTGGTTGAGCGGACGCTCCCAAGCCGCGCGGGGCCGCCACCCTGGGGGGCGAAACACCGGCGGGCGCGCCACCATCAGCGGCTGTCTCCACCTGGGCCGAGCGCGCCCAGGGTGCCGCCCTGGCGCACCGGGTGGATGAAGAAGGCCGGCTTGCCCGGTTCAAACGCCAACCCTAGGGCCGCCAGCGCCTCGGCGTCTCGACCGGACAAGCCCTTGGCAATTTCCGCCTTGTCCAGCTCGAAGCGCTGGCGCAGGTAGCGCCGGGCGAGCCGCGGCGCCGCCCGCAGCGCCTCGATCACCGCGTCGAGCGCCCCGCTCACGACCACCTTGCCGCTGCGCGCGCGGGTGCCGAGCACACAGCCGGCCAGCTCGATGGACTTGCGCCGCCCCTGGGTGAGCTCGGCCCCTGCCGCGTCCCACCACGCCGCGAGCGCCGCCTCGATCGCCGCGCGCTGGCCAACCAGCGGCACCAGATCGGCATCGGCGCACTGGTGGAGCGCGGCGACCGCCGCGTCGCGCTCGGCCTCGATCTCGCCGATCGCATACTGCGTCACCGCCCAGAGCTTGCACAGGTGCTCGGCCTCGCCGAGGCTGCGCGGCGGGGTGACAGGCTCGGGCACCGCCATCAGCTTTCCTCCAGCAGCAGCAGCACGACGCGCAGGGTCAAGCGCTCGTGGTCAGCGTCGAAAAAGTGGGCGCTTTCCACCACCTCGGCCTCGGCGACCAGTTGGCCGGCCAGGGCAAACTCGTGCTCGGGCAGGCGGTCAATCAGTGCCTCGCCAGCCTCCACCTCCTCATCGCCGACAAAGCGCAGCACCAGCTCGTGCCGGGTGCCGACAAAGGTGATCGAGCTCCAGGCGCGCTCCTTGTGCGACAGCACCGTTCCCGCGCCGCCGGTCAGCTCCATCAGCGCGCGGCGCACCCGTGCCGCCAGGGCGCTGGGCGACCGTCGCTCGTGCCGGCGCGCACTCACGCGGACCTCCGCCCGAACACGCGGCCCAGCGCCGCCTCGGCCGCACGGGCTGCGCTCAGCTCTTCATAGACCCGCCGCAGCCAGGCACGGCTCACCACGACACGGTCGCCCTCGCAGCTTTCGGCCTCGCGCCGCAGGGCTTCAAGATCGATCGGCGGCGGGCAGGAGGTCATGCCGCAGGCTCGAGACAGAACGCACCATCCGCCTGCACCAGGCGCCAGCGCTGGCTGCGGGTGCGGTCGCGGCCGACACAGTGGCGTGGCCGATCTCGCCAGCGCTCGCCACCCCACAGCGCCATCAATGCCGACGCCCGCAGGCGCGCTGGCCGGCGCGGCATCCGGCCAAGCCGCAGGTCGAGCACGAAGCGCGGGTCGCCAAACCCGATCCGGCCAAAGGCGGTGACAGGTATGCCGGTGCGCGCGCAGAACGCCTCGATCGCGCTGAGCAGGTGCTCGGCCTCGGGCACGCGGAGCGCAGCTTGGGCCACACGGCGGCCCCCATGGCCAGGGGTGGAAGACATCGGCAGCAGCTCCAAAAGACGAGACCCGCCAGCCCGGCCCAGGGAAAAGGCGCAGGTGGCGGGTCTCGTGCGGCCGGCTCTGCCCAGGGGAGAGGCGCGCCGGTCCGGGAGGGACACAGGGCAGAGCTGTGGCGGGGTCAAACCTGCCGCAAACGGCGCCGCTGCGGCAGGGTCGATTTTGTGACA